AAGAAAAAAATGCAATTATTGTAGCGAGCATGGGTGTGTTTTCTACAGGTATAAATATTAGGAATCTGCATAATATTATATTTGCTTCTCCATCAAAGAGTCAAATAAGAATATTACAGAGTATAGGTCGTGGATTAAGAAAAAGTGATGATGGGCGGCCTACTACATTATTTGATTTGGCAGATGATTTACACTGGAAGAAAAATAAAAACTTTACATTAAATCATGCAGCTGAAAGAATTAAAATATATTCAAGAGAAAAATTTAAATATGACATTCATGAGTTACAGATATGACAGATAAAGAAGACAAAGTATATGATGATGTTAATATACGCCATTTTAAATTAGTAAATGGTGAAGAGGTTATTTCATATGTAGGTACTGAGACTTCTGGTGATACACTAATTCATTTAGAGCGTCCTTTACAAATACATAGAATGGGAATGGGAAGCTTCTTTTTCTCTAAATGGCATCCATTTTCAAAGAAAGACGAATGTGTAGTAAATCCAAATCAAATAGTATCTCATTCAGAATGTGCAGATATTGTAAAAGAAAGATATATCAAGATTTGTCTAGATATTAGTAAAGATAAAAGTGAAGCAGAATTTGTTGATAAAGCAGAAATGGAAGAATTTGAAGATGAAGTACAAAAGAAAGCTGAAGAAATACTTACACCTTTACTAACAAAAGACAGAAAAGGACCTACTTATCATTAGGGTATCCTCCTCCCTCCAAAAACCTCTATTAATTATACCATATATTCTGCGGTTTGTACACCGTTAATCTGCAGTAAAAGGAAAAAAAATGCGTAGGGGTAAGAAAAAAAGAATAAGATGGGAAGATATAGAGTCACCGTGCGTCAAGATATGTAAGTTAGTGGAAAGAGTTTGTATTGGTTGTGGCAGATCACAAGATGAAATACGAGATTGGGTTATAATGACAGATGAACAACGTGAAACAATAATGACGAGATTGCAAAATAAAGGTGTACATTTCGATCAAAATTTGGTATAATAATAGTATGAAAGGAAATAAAATGAAAAAACAAAAGCCGCATTACGTGAATAACAAAGAGTTTTCACTAGCTGTGGTGGAATATGTTAAAACCGTTGATGCAGCTGAAAAGCATGATAAAGAAGTTCCGAATGTTACAAATTACATTGCCGAATGTTTTTTAAAGATTGCACAAGGTCTATCGCATAAAGCTAACTTTATAAGATATACTTATAGAGAAGAAATGGTTATGGATGCAGTTGAAAATTGCTTGAAGGCAATAAGGAATTATAATATAGACGCAGCCACTCGAACAGGTGCACCAAACGCCTTTGCATATTTCACACAGATTTGTTATTACGCATTCTTAAGAAGACTAGCAAAAGAAAAGAAACAACAGGATATTAAATTCAAGTTTATTGAAAAAGCCGGTATAGAGGATTTTGTACATTACGATAGAATGAATTCAAGTACAGATACATCTGTAACTCGATCATTTGTTGATCAGTTGAGAGAAAGAATTGAAGTAGTACGTAGTAATGACAGAGTCATTTCAGATTTTGCAAAAGAAGAAAAGAAAAAGAAACCACCTAAAGCAAAAGCTGGTGTTGAACTTTTTATGGGATAGTTGAATGAAATTAGCAGTCTTGAATGACACTCATTGTGGTGTCAGAAATAGCTCAGACATATTCTTAAAATATCAAGAAAGGTTCTTCGGTGAAGTATTCTTTCCATATTTAAAAGAAAATAATATAACGCAGATCTTACATTTAGGTGATTATTATGATCATCGTAAGTTTGTAAATTTTAAAGCACTAAACGATAACCGTAAAGTGTTTTTAGAACCTATGCGTGATTTAGGAATAACTATGGACATTATTCCAGGCAATCACGATGTCTACTATAAAAATACAAATCAACTTTGTTCTTTAAAAGAATTGCTTGGTTATTTTACCAGCAATGTTAATATTCTCATGGAACCTACTGTCATGGACTATGATGGATTAAAGATTGGTTGTCTTCCATGGTTAAACGCAGAAAATTCAGAAAAGAATTTAGCTTGGCTTGAGAAAGTCAAATGCGATTGGATTGGCGCACACCTTGAATTAAGCGGTTTTGATATGATGAGAGGAATTTCAAGTCCTCATGGAATGTCAGCTGACTTATTTAAAAGATTTGAAGTAGTAATGTCAGGTCATTTTCATACTAAATCAAGCAAAGACAATATATATTATCTTGGTTCTCAAATGGAATTTACTTGGGCAGATGCAGGCGATCCTAAGCATTTTCATATTATTGATACAGAAACAAGAGTACTTACGCCAGTAAGAAATCCATTGACTATGTTTACTAAAATATTTTATGATGATACTAAAGGCATTCCACAGATAAATAAGGAAAGTCTTGAAGAGCATTTTGTAAAAGTTGTAGTTGTTAATAAAACAGATCCTTTTAAGTTTGATAAGTTTATTGATGCTGTTCAACAAATAAAAGTGCATGAATTAAAGATAGCAGAAACATTTGATGAATTTCTTGGATCAAATGTATTAGATGATAATATTAGTGTTGAAGATACAACTGAACTATTGGATTCTTATATTGAAGCTGTGGAAACAGATTTAGATAAAGATCGCATGAAAACAACAATGCGCGGTCTATATGTTGAAGCACAAGATAAGGAAATACTATGATAAAATTTAATGTAGTCCGTTGGAAAAACTTTCTTTCAACTGGTGATACATTCACACAAATACAGATTGATAAATCACCAAGTACATTGATTGTAGGTGACAATGGTTCAGGTAAATCAACGCTTCTTGACGCGGTGTCATTTGCTTTATTCGGTAAACCCCATAGGAATATCAATAAGATTCAAATGGTAAACAGCATAAACAATAAGGGTTGTGTTGTTGAAGTTGAGTTTGAAATAGGATCTCATTCGTTTAAAATTGTAAGAGCTATTAAGCCAAATAAATTTGAAATCTGGCAGAATGGTAATATGATTAATCAAGCTTCTGCATCAAGAGATTATCAAAAGTATTTAGAACAAAATATTTTAAAACTTAATCATAAGTCATTTCATCAGATTGTTGTACTTGGTTCAAGTTCTTTTATTCCTTTCATGCAACTTCAAACATATCATAGAAGAGCCGTGATTGAAGATCTATTAGATATTCAAATCTTTACTAAAATGAATATGATTTTAAAAGAAAGAAATAGTGTTCTAAGAGATGAATTAGTTGATGCTAATTATAATCTTGACTTGACAAAAGAAAAGATCACAGTTCAAAAGAAATATATTAAAGATATTACCGAAATGAATGAAGAACAGATTGACGGTAAACAGCTTGAAATTGATGAAGCAAGAACTGAAATAGAAGTATTAAACGAACATATAAAAGATGCTAATGACTATGTAATAGAACACCAAAATGAAAACAATGAATCATTGAAAGTATTACACGACAAAAAACAATCTTTGTCACAATACAAGTTTAGGTTTGAACAACAAATCGGTGATGTTGTAAAAGACGCTAAGTTCTATGAAGAGAATAGTGAATGCCCTACATGTTCACAAGAAATTAATGATGAGCTACGTAATACTAAAATGGATGCAGCTAAAGCTAAAGCAAAAGAATTACAAACAGCTATAACTAAAGCAGCAACAGAAGCATCTAATGTAAGTACTTTGATTGATGAACTAAACACAATTCAAGAAGAGATTACAACAAAACAAAAAGACATTCATTCAAATACTATAACCATTGAAAGACTGCAAAAGTCAATCACTACACTTCAAAATGATATTGAAGGACTTACCGGAAAAGACGGTGATTTAGGTAAAGCTAATAAAGAACTATCAGACTTACAAATTGCTAGAGACTCATGGGCAGAAAATAAACTAACTCTTATTGAAGAACAAACTTATAACACTGCTGCTGGAGAAATGCTAAAAGACACAGGTATTAAAACTAAAATTATTAAAGAATACCTGCCAGTAATGAATAATTTAGTTAATAAATATTTAAGTGTACTTGACTTTTTTGTATCATTCGAGTTAGATGAAAACTTTAATGAATCAATAAAATCAAGATATAGAGACACATTTAATTATGCTTCGTTTTCCGAGGGTGAGAAACAGCGTATTGATCTGGCTCTTCTGTTTACTTGGCGACAAA